GTGAGTATTTTTTTCAGGGGGGATTACCGTATTTCCTACCTGAAAATCTATCTTTTTGAAAAAGGCTACACAGAGCGAAAGCTTTACATCGAATGCGAGAAGGACGGATCTAAGCATTATTCCTACCCTGATATCGTGTGTATGGCTTTCCTTGAGTACTATGCGTTTGAGTCTAGCGGTAACAATAAAACTGCTATTGAAAGCTACAGAAATTTTGCAAGCCTTGGCCTTAAAGGGTTCATTTATCAAGCTCTAGGATATACGCCTGGCGATAAATGGAAATTTCACCATGATCGAATTTCACTTCTTAATGACAGCTCCCCTCCTGGACATTTCACCGTCTTTAAAGAAATTACAGGGATGGTAGTGGACTTGATAAATGCAGACGTGGGAGTAAACGACAAGACGATCCCAGACATCAGCGTCGGTATAAATTGGGGGAATCACTGGAGAGACAACAACCTAGCCCAGCAATACGGGGAAAGGATGCAGTACGAACATAACTACCCTAGCTATTACCCTCAAGCAATGAGCAACCCCCAGCGGCCGAATGCTTATCCAGATGCAGCGTTGCCTGCCTTTAGGCATTGGTTTCACAACGAGTACCTTCCAACAAAGTTCCCCAAATACATCCTTTCCAAAGCTAACGTCTTGAAAGGTGGAAAAAATGAGGCCCTCGCAATTTCTCAACTATTCAAGCCGAAAACCCTAGGCAATGGATAGTACTCAAGCAAAGGGTCGCAAGGGAACGATCAGCTACTGCCGCCAAAATTAGAGTACTTACTTAGCATCCAAGCCCGCCAGCCGGCGGGCTTTTTGTTGTCCGTCAGAAAGGCGCTGGCTGCTCCTCTACCAGATCGACCACTTCAATTGGACGCTCATCATCCGCGCTTGCTTCCCACCTTAGCGTCACCGTCTCGTCATCGTTGAAGGTAATATCGATGCCGTCCGTCTCCGAAAGCAAGCCCATCACCTCTAACCATTCCCGATCCCCGTCCGTGTCCAATCGATGAATCGCCACCCAGCGCCGAAGCTGCGAGATCGGATTATTGATCATCTCGGATACACGCAGGCTCAACCGCTCCATGCCTGACATGGCATCCCTGAGTTCTTCCCTTCTTATATGTTGAACACTCATATACCACTCCCTGACAACTGTTTATCCATACAGCATTAAAAAATCATATCTCAGTACTAAGCCCTGCGTAAAGACGCACAAAAGGGAATCCCCAAATTGCTTGGTGACCATGTCAAGCTGGGAGTAATTTACCCAATAGCTAAATTATTTAGCCCTAAGCTATTGACTAGACTTTAGCGTACAGCTAAATTTATTCCATCGCAGCAACGAACACGCCGCGACAGGGATTTAAGAACCCGCCGCTCTTTAGCGATACACCTTGCCGGATCACCACCGGCCCAGATTCAAAGGCAGCGATGAACCAGCCTAAACGGTTCAGAGGGTTGGCAACTGACCCGGGCGTGCAGCGTAAATCGCCAAGAACAGTTATCCAGCGGGAGAACAAGCCGAAAGGCCCGCGGCTGGAGGAACAATTTGATTGCGCCGGTGACCGACGCTAGGTGTTATGCGGGTCACGGTTCCACAGATTAACTGATGCCGCTTCTATGAGGCGGCATTGGAAATCAACGGAGGGCATGGACATGCCAAAGAAAGTCTACCGATGTGGCGATTGTGGAGAGATTCACGATTTGCATTGGGATGCCGAGCGCAGCTGCATGCCGACCCCAATGGAGGGCTGGGTTTGCCCTGTATGCGATGAGTTCTGTGACGACGAAGAGGAAGCAGAAGGATGCTGCGCCTCGGTAAGCCCTGAGGGCGAACTGGTGACCTGCCCCAACTGCTTTCGCGACCACGACAAGGTTGCTCATCAGGCGGAGGTTCAGATCGCCGGGCACTGCTCAGTATGCAACCCGGCATTCAGTGTCGATCAAGACTTCAAAATTCACGACATTGTTGCTGAGCATGCCCACGAGCACGCAATGAAGCTGGCCGGCTGGTTGCAGCTAAATGACGGACCTTTTCACTGATGCACCTGGTTACCCGGGTGCATTGGGAAAACAACCAAGGAGAAGGACCATGTTGATACTTACCCGCCGCGTAGGCGAAATCATCCGCATCAAAGACGACATCAACATTCAGGTGCTGAGCGTAAGCGGACAGCAAGTGAAGCTTGGAATTGTCGCGCCGGCTGATGTTGCGGTTCACCGGGATGAGATTTATCAGCGGATTCAGGCCGAGCGCGAAATAAGTTCAGCCTTGGCTGTAAGCGACTAGCCCTAGCGTTGACTTCCATAACTACCTTGCCTTCCCCCGCACGTATCAGCCGGCTTATAAAAAAATTGAATTAGATAGTTGTCTTTCCGGTCAAGAATTATGAACGCAGTAAATCTGACGAGGTAACAGCAATGACTATCCAAGCAGAGACACTCGTACAGCTGACCGAAGCACTTAAAGAGCGAGGCCTAAATCTGATTTCAGATATCCACTTCACTCGCGCTCCTTATCGACACAATCATCTCTGGATCTGCACCGTGGAGTAATGATCCTGTTTGCTTAGGGTTAGCCGTTAAAGCTAACCCTTGGCGCCTCTCGCGATACGTTTCTAATCCGCACCACCCCCTCCTCTCGCACTCAGCCTTCCGCGCCATTGGCGATCAGCGGAATGATGGAATGCATCCCTCTGTATCTGAATTGACCACCTCGTCTGCCTGGAGGCGACCATGAATCCAAGTCATCGCGCTTACTGTGATGTAGCGCTCGCAATGCACCAGCGCCGAAACATGTCTGTAGCAATCAGCCTCGGACTGGTCGGCTCCACCCAGCCTAAACGTACCCCGCGCTACCGGGTGATACCTGTGAGCGGCGAGTTCTTCCACATCGTCGATGCCCGCACCAATAAGGTGAAGGGTTTTCGGCGCGACCATAACGCCGCCTGCGCTTATGCGCGCAAACTTGAGCAGGAGTAAGCGCCATGACTGACTTTCTCGATACCGTCGAAGGCCCGGACTGGCTTCACGATGCAATCAACTCCCTGATCTGTGGCGATAACGTCACCGCGCCGCGCCCGTTCGGCAAGTCAGTTGCTCTGGTCACACCGCAATCTCTGTACGAGGCATTGGCGGAACACCTGGGCGCTCAAGAGCAAATCGCCCCGCTGCTAACCGACAACCGCGAATATCCGATTGAGCGGATGATTTGCGAAATCGTTGCCGGCGGGCGCCACGTTTATGGCACAGCCTATGACTTGGCCTGCTCTGCTCTTGGTACGCCCAAGGTCAAGCATCACCCCACAGCGCTGCACGATGTAGCCGAAGCTCTGATTCGGCCTTGGGCCAATGATTACGGTCAGGCCCGCGCTGAAGAACTGGCAGTAGACGCTGCGGCTGATCGGCTTGAGCAGCAAGAGGATGCAGCGTGAGTTCACGCCAACGCCAGCGCCGTTTCGCTCTATGGCCCGGATCAGCTCCAGTCCTCGCCCAGCTCACCTTCCTGATGTTGCTCAGCATCCTCGCTGATAGCGCTAGCCAGTAACCCGAAACCTTTTTGAACGCTGCGAGCATCGCGGCAAGGATTCCTCATGTCCGCAGTAATGAAACAGGTCGACAACATAGCTGCTATGTCGGAGGCCGCACTCGTAGAAGTACTAAGCAGCAGCCTCTACCCCGGCGCAGAAAAAAACTCAGTCGTAATGGTGTTGGCGTACTGCCAAGCCGCACATCTAGATCCCATGCTGAAGCCGGTACACATCGTTCCGATCTGGAATTCAAAAACGAAAAAGATGCAGGACACCGTCATGCCGGGGATCGGCCTTTACCGCATCCAGGCAGCGCGCACAGGGCAATACGCCGGTATCAGCGATCCCGAGTACGGCCCGGAGGTTACTGCAAAGCTCTCGGGCGTTGATGTCACTTACCCAGAATGGTGCCGGGTTACGGTCAAGCGACAAATGTCCAACGGGCTTGTCGCAGAGTTCACCGCCAACGAGCGATGGCTCGAAAATTACGCTACGGCAAGCAGGGACAGCACTGCTCCAAACGCCATGTGGAAGCGCCGCTCCTTTGCTCAGCTCGCCAAGTGCGCCGAGGCGCAAGCCCTGCGTAAAGCGTTCCCGGAAGTCGGATCAGCTCCAACCGCTGACGAAATGGAAGGTAAGGCATTCGAGGAAGCACCGCGTGATATCAGCCCTCAATCACAAATCCAGTCTGAAGCGGATGCCCTACCCGCCTACTCGGACGACCTGCTCGCCGAAAACATCGTCAAGTGGCAACCATTGATCGATTCGAGCCGAACCAGCCCAGAGCACCTAATTGCCACGATCAGCAGCAAGTACACGCTGAGCCCGGAGCAAATCGAAAGAATCACCAACCTCAAAGCCCTCGATGGAGATGCAGCATGAAAATTCACAACGTAGCTCAAGGCTCCGCCGAGTGGCACGTACTCCGCGCCACTTACCACACCGCCTCCGAAGCTCCTGCGATGATGGGCGTGTCTAAGTACCAAACTCGCACAGATCTGCTTGCACAGAAGAAGACCGGCATTACACCGGATGTGACGCCGTCTCAGCAGTTCATCTTCGATAAGGGGCATGCCACGGAAGCTCTGGCCCGCCCACTGACTGAAGCGTTGATCGGCGAAGAGCTGTATCCGATCGTTGGCACGAACGGCAACCTACTTGCATCCATGGATGGCGCCACGATGCTCGGCGAGACCTTGTTCGAGCACAAGCTTTGGAATGAGTCGCTGGTCGCCCATGTGAAGGCTGGTGATTTGCCTGCGCACTATTACTGGCAGCTTGAGCAGCAGTTGCTGGTCAGCGGCGCCGAGCGAGTGATCTTTGTTTGCTCGGACGGCACCGCAGAAAATTTCGTGCACATGGAGTACCGGCCTGTCGCCGGGCGCGCGGCCCAGTTGATCGAAGGCTGGAAACAGTTCGAGGCGGACCTGGCCAACTTTGAGATGGCCGAAGCGCCTTCAATCGTCGTCGGCAACGCACCTGACGAGCTGCCAGCCCTGCGCATCGAGCTGACCGGCATGGTTACCGCCAGCAACCTGAAGGTGTTTGAAGATTCTGCCCTGGCTGTCATCGACTCTGTGAAAACCACTCTCTCCACCGACCAGGACTTCGCCGATGCGAAGAAGGCGGTCAAGTGGTGCGGTGATGTCGAAGAGGCCGTGTCGGTCGCCAAGAAACAGGCCCTGTCGCAGACCCAAAGCATCAACGAGCTGTTTTCCTCGCTGGATCGCATCAGTGCCCATGCCCGCGAGACTCGCCTGAAAGTCGACAAGCTGGTGAAGGCACAAGAGCTATTGGTGAAGACGAACATCAAGCAAAAAGCCGAGCTCGCCCTGGCGGATCACATCGCCGCAATCAACAAGACCCTTGGCAAAGTCACGTTGCCTCATGTCGTTTCGGACTTCGCCGGCGCCATGAAGAACAAGCGCACTATCGCCAGCCTTCAGGACTCAGTTGATACCGAACTGGCCCGGGCGAAGATCGATGCAAGTCAGGCAGCGGACAGCATTCGCTTGAACCTGACCAGTCTGGCGGAGCTCGCCGTTGATCACGCTTTCCTGTTCAGCGACGTGCAGCAGTTGGTGACCAAGGCCAACGATGACCTGGTGACGCTGATCAAATTCCGTATCGCAGAACACCAGAAGGATGAGCAGGTAAAGGCCAACGCGAAGCGCATCGCCGAAGAACAAGAAGCGCAACGCTTGGCAACTATCAAGCCAGAGCCGGTCGTGGAGAAGGTGACGGGGCCCGAGCCAGTCCGCGCCGCACCGGTCCAGACGGCGGCAACAGTCAGCCATGCAACAAAGCCTGTGGCGAGTCACACCGTGGAGCAGGTAGCGCTGCAGGCCAGCGTGACAGACTTCGAGGCACTGATCAAAGCGGTGGCATATGGTCAGGCGCCTATCACGCTGCTGTTGGTCAACTGGGAAGCGCTCGACGCGATGGTCGCAGCGCAGGGTGAACACTTCAGCTTGGCCGGGGTGACACTCGGCAGGGCGGCAGCATGATCAGCAACTTCAGATCTGATATCGAGTTCCAGCGGGAGAAGGCGCTGGAGCTTTCCAGCCAGGTTAGTCGGCACCTAGCCGCTGGCGGAAAACTCTCTATTGGCGATTGTCCGCCGATCAATCCAGACCCAGCAAAGCGTTCGGAAATTATCGACCCGGCAACTATCCTCAAGCGCCGAAAGCCGCTCATCACCCGGGCCGAGCGCGAAGCGCTGCGCAAACTCGCGGAGGCGTTATGAGCAAGCGCAAGACGCATAACCTCAAGGCACGCCTTGACCGGTCCTGCCGTTCTCTACTGGCAGTCAATCACGTCGCAGTGGTGAACATCGATCCCAGCGGCCGACAGGGCATGATCAAGTACAAGTCGCTGAAGAACATCGCGCCGGGGAAGATTGGCCAAGCTGTCTGCGGTATCCCCCACCGGTGGACGATCTACCTCAGCGTGCTCTGTATTGATACTCGCGGTGACCGCTACAGCAAATCCATTGAGGTGGCGCCTGATGGTGTCTATCTCTCCGACCATCTGGAGGACGTAATCGAGCATTGCTACAAGCAACTGCGAGACGCAGCCAACCAAAACCAGATGGTAGCCTCGGGGTGGATAGCCGTTCCTGAGTCGATATCGCTCGAAGAAGATCACGCAGCACGGATCTTTGAAGCGGTCGGTGCCTGGAATCAGCAAAAGGTCGCGGCATGAGGCGTATAGCCCGCATCCAGCAACGCAAACGTCAAACCTGGCTCGCACTGCCGGCCAGCGGAATAGAAGAGGTAGAGCATGGCCAAAACAGTACAGGAACGGTCGGCCAAGGCTGCGCAGAAGCGGATAGTGGTGCAGGAAGAAGAGCTGAGGCTGCGTGTCCGGCCGGGTACTCGCCAAGCGCTCACCGACCTGATGGAGTGGTCAGGCATTACTGAGCAAGGCGAGGCCATGACATTGATGATTCACCATCTTCACGCCCTCGGCGCTGCCCACTGCCAGCCACTACTCGAACCGCCGCGCCACAATGTGCAGATATCCGAAAACGTGGCGCGGGAATTTCGCAACAAAAGCCTGCTCGCCATTCAGAAAGATCCGGGCGACGAGATTGTTGAGCCCTGATTAAAAGGCCAATACGGCGCTACTCGATTTTTATCTTGATGTCAGGAACAGACTCCATGGTCGGACGGCGCAAGCCTGGATCACCATCTTTGAGGCAGCGAAACTGCAACTCAGCATTCGCGTAACGCCCATAGCCAGAGTCTCTAGAAGAGTCATTAACTGGCATCAGCTGCTTGCCTTTGCTCTCGCAGAAAGCATTCGCTTGCTTGTAGAGCTCAGCCTTCACTGCACCGCCACCGAATGTCGTGAAGCTGCCATCTTTTGCGACCATGTAGGTATCACGCCCCATCGGGACAACCTCGGGGCCTGCACAACCGGCCAGCAAAACCACAACCATCGGCACCAATAAACGTCGCATTCGTAGCTCCAGCCTCAGTAAGGGTGACAAATCATAGTGCCATCACGCGCTACGACACCACTTTTAACGCTCCCGACTATTTCCGCATCCTTGGAGAAACTCGTATGCCCATCCGCCACAGCATCATCCACCAGATCGACAAGAAGCCAGACGGCAGCCCTGCTGTGCTGCACATCAGCAGCACGGAGCTTGTCGAATCCCAGGCCACTGAAAACCTGCTGAACGACTTTAACGAGGCGTACAACGCCAAGCAGGGCAAGGGCTGGGGGTTTTTCCATCCCGAGTCAGGCGCCTACCCGTTCAGCGGCTGGCTGAAGGGCTTTTACGATGGCGGCGACTTCATCGAATTCAGCCTAACCGCTGTCGAACACCTGACCAAGCTGATGGAAGAATCGAACCTTTCCGTTGGTGGGCACGTACTGTTCGCCCACTACCAGCAAGGCATGACCGATTACCTGGTTATCGGCCTGCTCCAGCACAGCGAGAGCATTACGGTAAACGCTGACCTGAGCGTCACGACCTCCAAGCACGTGGACTTCGGCAGCATCACCTTGGCTGCCCGGATCAATCTCACGGAATGGCGCAACAACCCAAACTCACGCCAGTACGCGTCCTACATGAAAGTCAAAACCGGAAAGAAGTCCTCGGAGTACTTCCGCGACTTCATTGGCTGCCAAGAAGGCATAGATGGCCCGAGCGAAACCCGCACGCTGCTCAAGGCGTTCAGCGACTTTGTGACCGCAGAGGATTTGCACGAAGACAACGCCCGCGAAAAGACTCATGCGCTGGTCAGCTACTCAATAGCCCAGGCCAAGATTGGCGAGCCAATCACCCTCGACGAGCTGTCAGAACTGATCGACGAAGACCGACCAAAAGCTTTTTATGACTTCATTCGCAATAAAGACTATGGCCTGTCACAAGAGATACCAGCCGATAAGCGCACCCTGAACCAGTACCGTCGCTTCACCGGTCGAACCAATGGCCTGTCGATCAGCTTTGAATCTCACATGCTCGGATCGGCAATTGAGTACGACGCAGAGGCAGGCAGCTTGCTGATGCGCGGCCTGCCAACCCGGCTCAGGGACCAGCTCAAGCGCGCTTCGACCTGAAGTTCATGCTCCGTCCCACAAAATCGTGGTTAGGGAAAACGGGGCACAAACATTTTAATCGGCATACCTGCGCGAATCGCTGCGTGTTTTTCGCTGCGACTAGATCAACTACTTCCCTCCGAATGCAAAAAGGCCCACCAAAGTCACGAGGACTACAACTACCCCAATAAACTGCAGTACAGGCTTGTCCGCCTCGTCTTGAGCTGCTTTTTTTCGCCCGTAAGCTATTTTTCCGGCAGCTACGCGCCTTGGATTTTTCATTAAATTCTCCTTGATCCGGCTCCATGCCGGTCACCCGTAATACCCCAACCGAAACCAAATTGCCACCACCTGTGATGGAGGGCGGCGCTTACCTGGAGTGATGCCATGAGCACATTTGCAGTGTTTGGAATGACCCGCGACGTTGCGCTGGCCGAGGCCAAGAAGCGCACAAAAGGCACCCGCAAGAATGTGGAAGCACCGGGCGGCGTTGAGCCAATCCCGCTCGCTGAATGGATGGAGCTGGTCGAGAAGAAGACCGAGCAGATTATGGGGGGGGGGGACAGTTCGCCAACTCTCCCCGCTGTTTGATGCCCCGCAGTACGCCGAGCAGTTCATTGAGCTGGCCCGCAAGACCATTCAATGCCGGGATTTGCGGATCAGAGCGAAGCGCATTATGACCGATGCCGAAGGCAAGCCAATCATCAACCCGAAAACGAAAGCGCAACGGGTTGGGTTCTGTGAGTGGCACCCTGCACAGCGTACACAAGCCGCGTAGCTACACCACTCCGCTCTACCCACTCCCATCATTCAACATCACGCCGCCCGGCGAGGTCTGATCATGTCTGCACATCAGAAGAAATACCCTTTCGACTTCAAAACCCAGTACGGCCTTGGCTTCAACCAACAGGACGATGAGATCGTCGTGGACTTCTTCTGCGGCGGTGGCGGCGCCGGTACCGGGCTGGAAATGGGCCTTGGTCGTGCTGTAACCGTCGCCAAAAACCATAGCCCTGCCGCAATTAGCATGCACACGATCAATCACCCGCATGCCAAGCACTTCACCACTGATGTGTTTGAGGGCGACCCTGATACTGAATGCGGTGGCCGGGCCGTGGGCTGGTTCCATATGTCGCCGGACTGCACCCACCACAGCCAGGCNGCCGGCGGCCAACCGCGCAAGCGCGAGATCCGCAACCTTTCGTGGATCGGTCTCAAGTGGGCAGGCATGAAGCGGCCCCGGGTGATCAGCTTGGAGAACGTGAAGCAGATCCTTCAGTGGGGGCCACTGGTGGCAAAGCGCTGCAAGTCGACTGGGCGTGTCATCAAGCTGGGTGGCGGAATCGCTGGGCCTGGTGAAGTGGTTCCAGTCGGCGAGCAGTTTCTGGTGCCCGACCCAAAACGCCGCGGCCAAACGTGGGCAGTTTTCGTGGCTGAATTGCAGCGCCTNGGCTACGCCGTCGAATGGCGTGTGATCAAGGCCTGCGACTTCGGCGCACCGACCAGCCGGGAACGNCTATTCATGATCGCACGGTGCGATGGTCAGCCTATCGTGTGGCCGGAGCCCACTCACGCAAAGAACCCCGCCAAGGGTCAGCAGAAGTGGCGCACTGCCGCCGAGTGCATTGACTGGAGCATCCCCAGCAAAAGCATCTTCGGCCGTAAAAAGGATCTGGCCCCGGCCACCCTGCGCCGGGTGGCCAAGGGCATGCGCAAGTTCGTACTGGACTCGGCCAANCCTTTCATCGTGCCGATCGCAAACTGGTCCGGGGAAAGCGTGCAGTCTGGTGATGAGCCGCTGCGCACAGTGACTTCATGGCCCCGTGGAGGATCCTTTGCAATGGCCAGCCCAATCATTGCGCCGGCCACACACCAAGGCAGCGATCGGGTAAATGACCCAGGAGCCCCGCTACCGACGATCACTTGCGCGAATCGTGGTGAGTTGACGTTGATAAGCCCAACGCTGGTTCAAACCGGTTACGGGGAGAGAGCGGGCCAAGCACCGCGAGTACCTGGTCTGGATCAGCCGTTGGGCACGGTGGTGGCGGGCGGTGTTAAACATGCAATCGCAGCAGCGCACCTGGTGAAGTTCAGGTTTGCCGATGAAGGCAAGGCTTTGGACGAGCCATTGCCCACTATTACCAGCGGCGGGAACTACAAGCGCCCTGCCGGCGCGGCGCATGCANTGGGGATTTCGACGGTGTTCATGGCGCAGATGAATGGCGGCTTTAACACCACCGCCGCCAAAAGCGTGGANGACCCCATGACCACAGTGACCAATACCGGCAGCCAGCAACAACTGGTCACCGCCAACCTNGTGCACTTGCGCGGTAACTGCGATGCGCGTGATTTGAATGACCCACTGCACACCATCAGTGCCGGCGGTACGCACCACGGGTTAATGACGGCATTTCTTGANCGCCAGTTCGGCGCAAGTGTGGGCCAAGCCTTGGACGAGCCAGCTCCAACAATNACAGCGGGCGGTGGCGGCAAAAGNTCTCTGGTTGAACTGCAACTGTCGCCGGAGNTTGAAGCCGGTGCACTGAGGGTCGCGGCATTNCTGATCAGCTACTACGGCACCGAGAATGTGAGTGACGCCAACGAGCCAGCACCAACTATCACCACCCGTGACCGCCTGGCACTGGTCACCGTGACCATCAAAGGGACGCCGTATGTGATCGTCGATATCTGCCTGAGAATGCTGCAACCGGCCGAGCTGTACAAGGCCCAAGGCTTCCCGGCCGACTACATCATCAGCCACGGCGCGGACGGCAAGCCCTTCACCAAAACCCAGCAAGTGCACATGTGCGGGAACAGCGTCAGCCCACCGCCGATGGCTGCACTTGCTCGCGCCAACGACCCGTGGCGGGCAATCGAACGTCAGGCAGTTGCAGCATGACCGCACTCCGCCGAACAGTCAGGATCAACAGTGGCCCCATGCGACCGCTGGATCTGCAAACAGTCTGTGACCAATGCAACAGGTCACGCGCCCATGGCAACCACACCAAATGCAGCAAATTGCGCCAAGCCTAAGCAGTTGAGCGGCGCGCACGGGAGAAGGTATGAGCAAACTTATCTGGATTTTACGTGCAGCTATGCACATGCGCGGAATGTTTCACTGGTGGAAGCCGAGAGACTTGTTGTTCTGCTGGGAAACGGCCGCAGTTATCTGGGGCAATCACGAGTACGACAAAACAACGCCCGGCGATCCAGGGGAAGAAATCCGCGAAGAACTCAGCTGCTGGAGCGATTAAACAATGACCAATAAACCGATGTTGAGCGTTGAGCTGCAACTGACCGAGCAGCAAGAGCAAGACTTGAACCGCTTCTACGACACCTGCGAAGACTCGCAGCCGTATGACGTACCGAAAGATAGAATGAAGTCTCTCGCGTGCGTCGGCCTTGTTCGTTCGCTGGGGTTCTCGCGCTATGAGTTAACTGACGCTGGAGGCGCTGCGGTTGAGAAGCTGCGCGCCCTTCTCGATGAGCCGCCACATACACGCCAAGAGGGTTACGGTGAGGCTATGGAGAAAGTCGTAGCGGTTCTTGAAGACCAGTCCTGTGGAGCATGTAACGGCTGCGCCAATGGTTGCAAGCTGGATCGGGAAAGCCCTCAAGTTGAGCCAGCCGCCCCGCACCAGGGCGAGCCGGTGCCGTGCGTTCATCAGTGGATTGATAACGGGCAATTCTTGCTGGAATGCACCGCTTGCGGGGCGCAAGACGATTACGCGCAGGCATTGCAGCTCGCATTCGAGTTAGGCGGCACCGATGATGGAAGCTATGACCTTGGAGCTGAAGAGATTTGCGAAGTTATACGGCGCCACGCCGAGCAATCCGCGCAGGTAGCGGAGGTGCCGGAGGGGTACTGCATCATGCCTAGAAGGCTGACTGCGGAGAATGGCGCCAAGGCGCTGCTCACTGGCGAGTTCCAGGTGGAGATCACCACCGAGTGCCCTGAGTGCCGCGATCTGGAAGAACCTTTGGAAGGATGTGAGTTCTGCGACGGCGAAGGCGAGTATGAGCAGCGGCACACCATACCGTGGGATCAGATCAAGTTCATTTATAGCCAGGCCGTAGCTGGTCTAGCCAGAATTAACAAACCGCTGTAACCAGCTTCAAGACCCCGCAGTATCCCCTCCCCCCCTAATTTCAAACGCACCAGCCGTAACCGGCATGGCGAGGTAACTCTATGAACACTCAAAACACTCAACCAACCGAACTGATCGCGCTGCCCGAGGTGATCAAGATTACCGGCTTCAAGACCACGAAGATCTACGACATGGTGAATAAAGGCGCCTTCCCGAAAAAGGTGCACCTCGGCACGCGCTCAGTGCGCTGGGTTAAAGCCGAGGTATTGCAATGGGCCAATGACCAAATGGCGGCACGTGAGCACCGCGCTTAATCGGCGGCCTCGGTCGCATCGAGAAAGTCAGCCCACTCCTGCATCATCACTCTCCGCTGTTCCACGTACTCCGCATGGTTGTACGTCTTGCGCACCTTGTTATCCCCCGCGTGGGACAGCTGAGCCTCGATCCAATCCTCTTTGTATCCCATCTCATTTAAGGCAGTTGAAAGCGTGGCGCGTATTCCGTGCCCGGTCAGTCGGCCTTCATATCCCATTTTTTTGATCGCGCTATTTACCGTGTTCTCGCTCATCGGTGTGTTCGGGTGATTTCTCCCGGGCAACAACAACCGACAGTGCTCACCGGTCATGCCTTTCAATGCACGCACCACCTCTACCGCCTGCCGCGACAGTGGCACCAGATACGGCGGTATTACATCCCCCTCTGTTCTAACCCGGCTGCGCAACTGCTTAACGTTATCAGCTGGCACTGTCCACAGCGCGGCGTCCAGATCGAACTGATCTGGCGTTGCCGCTCTCAGCTCACCCGTCCGAACGCCTGTCAGCAGCAATAGCCGGATCGCATGCATAGTGAATACCGAACCTTTGAAATTGCGCAGGTCCAGTAGGAACGGTTTGAGTTCCGAGCGTTTCAGGAAAGGGTTGTGTTTCGCTGGCGGCTGCACGGCGGCAACAATATCGATATCTGCCGCAGGGTTGGTCTCGATCAGGCCCTGCGCTATGGCGTAGCGAAAAATCTGATTCAGCCAGGTGCGGCACTTCTCAGCCACATTCAGCGCGCCACGCTTTTCAACGCGATGTACTGCCGCTAGTACATCGGCACGCTTGATTTGGCTGATGGGGATTTTACCCAGCATCGGTATCAGGTCTTTGTCCAAATACCTACGCGATTGCGCCGCGCCACCCTTCACAGCAGCCACCAGGCGCGGAGACTTGAAGTCGTACCATTTGTTGGCCACAACTTCGAAGGTGTTCTCGACCTCGGCACCAGCAGCGTGTCGGGCCTGCTTGCGCTCTAGCCGCGGATCAATGCCTTTTGCAACAAGCGCACGCGCCTGATCCCGCAGTTCACGGGCTTCACGGAGGGTAATTTCGGGATATGTGCCAAGAGAGATGCGCGGTTGTTTACCGTGCCAGCTAAATCGAAAGTGCCAGGACTTCTTGCCGTTGGCAGCCACGAACAGCGAAAGGCCGTCGAGATCACTCAGCGTAAAGTCTTTGTCACGGGGCTTAGCTTGCCTGACAGCGGTGTCAGTGAGGGGCATTAGTACATCACCATAGTGCTCGAATTACCGATGGACTGGCTAATGTACTAAAAATATTGGGAAGGTGGCGAAAGAAAGCGAAACGCCACAAAAGAAAAAACCCGCTCAAGGCGGGCTATTTCAAGGGTTTCGCGAAAGTCAGCGAGACTGTGCGAAACCATGTTTGGTGCGGACGGAGAGACTCGAACTCTCACACCTTGCGGCGCTGGAACCTAAATCCAGTGTGTCTACCAATTCCACCACATCCGCATTTCAAACTTTTGAAGCAAAGACGCCAGATTATTAATCTGGCGTCTTTCTAAATATGGGGTGGACGAAGGGGATCGAACCCTCGACAACGGGAGTCACAATCCCGTGCTCTACCAACTGAGCTACGCCCACCATATTGCCTGTACTGCCTACTTGTGCCAAAGCTGCCTAATGGCGCACCCGGCAGGACTCGAACCTGCGACCATCCGCTTAGAAGGCGGATGCTCTATCCAGCTGAGCTACGGGCGCCTTATTAATCTGTACTCTGTGACGACTACAAACTAAGTGCTTTCAGTATCACCAAGCTAGACATCAACTTCGCTCTACCTTCTTAACCAGTGCTAGGCTGTGCCCGACAAGTGCGACGAATGTTATAGGTGAGTCGGTAGGTCGTCAACTCTTTTTTAAAAAAAGTTTAGAAATATAAAGGGGTTAGGGGATTAAGCAGACCAAGCGCCTTTGCCCTCACGCCATGGCATGCGAGAATGCACGCCCTTTTTCCACCCTTTTCGATGGTTAATCACGCGTAATGACTGCACAACTAATCGACGGCAAAGCGATCGCCGCCAGCCTGCGCCAGCAGATTGCCAAACGTGTTGCCGAGCGTCACGAGCAAGGCCTGCGCACTCCTGGTCTGGCAGTGATTCTGGTCGGCAGCGATCCTGCCTCCCAGGTTTATGTTTCGCACAAGCGTAAAGACTGCGAAGAGGTAGGCTTTCTTTCACAAGCCTATGACTTGCCTTCCGATACCAAACAGCAAGACCTGACCGACTTGATCGACCGCCTCAATGACGATGCGAACATCGACGGCATTCTGCTGCAATTACCGCTGCCAGAGCATTTGGACGCTTCCAAACTGTTGGAGCGCATCCGCCCTGACAAAGACGTAGACGGTTTCCACCCCTACAACGTCGGGCGCCTGGCACAACGCATCCCGCTCCTGCGCCCTTGCACCCCGAAAGGCATCATGACCCTGCTGGAAAGCACAGGCCAAAACCTGTACGGAATGGATGCCGTCGTCGTTGGCGCCTCCAACATTGTGGGGCGTCCAATGGCCATGGAGTTGCTGCTGGCAGGCTGCACCGTGACCGTCACCCACCGTTTCACTAAAGATCTGGCTGGCCATGTCGGCCGCGCCGACCTCGTGGTGGTGGCCGCTGGCAAACCGGGCCTGGTCAAAGGTGAGTGGATCAAGGAAGGCGCCATCGTGATTGACGTCGGGATTAACCGTCAGGCGGATGGCAAGCTAGTGGGTGACGTGGTTTACGAGACCGCCCTGCCCCGCGCAGGCTGGATCACCCCCGTTCCGGGCGGCGTAGGCCCGATGACGCGTGCCTGCCTGCTTGAGAACACGCTGTACGCCGCCGAGACGTTGCACGGCTAA